GTGCCTATTGGGGGTGGTAGCAAAAATGATACTACCCCTAGTTGCAAAAATGATACCACCCCTAGTATCAAAAATGCGACCTATAATAATACATATATTAATAATACAAGAGTGTCTGAAGACACTCTAGCAAATAAGGAGCTTATTTGCGAAAGCGAGTCAAAACCAGATGAAGAAAATCAGGAATTGATTAAAGAGCTTAAAGACAAAGTGGAAACTAACAATGTTGCAATAGTTGTTAGCGAATACAAAAGAATATGCACTAACCTTAAACCTTTCCATAGGCTATCAAGTATAAGAGCTGATAATGTCAAAGCTAGACTTAAAGTGTATGAAATTACAGATATAATCAAAGCCTTTGAAATGGCAAACTGGCTTGATTTTATGCAAGGAAAGAAAGGTAATTGGAACGGTGCAACCTTCGACTGGTTCTTTGCAAATGACGAAAACATTCAAAAGGTACTTGACGGATATTACAACAATAAAGCTAGTCCAATCAAAGAGAATAATAATTTTTGTAAGATAGAACAAAGAGAATATGATTTTAATATGCTTGAACAAAAGCTTTTAGGTGGATAATCCACCAGGGGAGATTAATGGATGCATTCTTTGAGATTTACGACAAATCCAAAGAAGCATATATGCTTTCACGGATTGTCAAGATAGACATGGAAGAGTGCAGCATACGAGTATACCGTGATAATAGATTAATAATACTTGCTAACGGAGATACTGCAGATAGAGACTCAGTATACCTGGATGCTGCATTAAAACTAGAATCGTGGACGAAACTTATGGGAGATATGGAAAATGGCAAACACTTGCATAGTTTGTGGGAAATCCTTCAAACCGAAGAGATGGAATCAACAGACCTGCAGTGAAGACTGCAAAAATAAAAGGCAATACCAGTTTTGGCTAAGCTATCAAAAAGAGCACTCAAAAAAAGAAAAGCCAAAGACGAAGAAAAAAGTTATAGCTAAATCTACTTTGAAGGTCTTAGAAGGTGATCCAAAGTGGGTTAGAGACTATGCTAAAGGAGACAGATTAACACAGATATCAATGCTTGCAAGAGCATTAAGTGATATGGACATAGTTAAGCTAAGTTATGGTGAACTTGCACTATGGTGGGACACAGATAAATATTATGCCTGGGAGAAGAATGTTATAAGCCGAAAGAGAAAGGAGCAGGCTTATGCTAACAAAGACACCTTTAAAGACATATTCCAAATTGCAGCAGAAGACAGAGCTAAAGAGAAAGACAGCACTGAAGAGCAATAGCACTCTTAGAGCCAAAAAGAGCCTAAGAGACTCTTATGCTGAAAAAATCAAATCTGGTGAGAAGAAAGTGAAAAATACTCAAAAAGCTTATAAGCCAAAGTACAAGTACTTCAGTGTGTTCACTGATGATCTAGATACTTGTATCATCACAGGACAAAAGAAGTCAGAGTATGTAAGTGTTGAGATACATCACATCTTCGGAGCTGCAAATAAGGCTAACAGTGAATATTATGGCTTTATCATTCCGCTGGTCCCTGAATGGCATGAGCTTGCATCATACTCTATTCACCAGGATAGAGAGCTAGAGCTTTACTGGCGAAGAAAGTGCCAGGACTACTGGCTTAAGCATTATGGAACACAAGAAGAGTTTGTAGAAATTTTCGGAAAGTGGTGGTAAAGATGATCACATGGATATCGGTAAAGGATAAGCTACCTAAAACCCACAAGGAAATTGACGAAGATGGTGTGGAATATGTCACATCAAATCTTATCCTAATCTGGGATAATAACGAGGAAGAACCGCTAGGATTAGGTGTATACGAGGACGGTCAGTTTTATATTAACGGACTAGGTGTAAAAAATGTCACACACTGGGCGCATATTAATAGGCCTGATGGTCATTTAATATAAAAAATACAAGGAGAAATGGGATGAATAAACAAGAATTTGAAAAACATGTAAAGGAAATGCAGGAAAAGCTTAACAAAGCTGTAGATTTAATGAGTATGGAATGTATGATAACTCAGTTGGAATATACAGTACGCATGGATGATGTTATTAAAAAGCCTTTTCATGTTTTATGCGAGAATAATCCAGAAGACGGGGGAGTTAGTGTAGGAATAAGTGGCAATAAGATGCAATTATATTTTGCAATTGCAACAATTCTTCACCATGATGGTGAAGAAGAATTTTACCATAATTTATCAGGAGTAATTGCTGCAAAAGAGGTAATCCAGCAAGGCATGAAATTTGATAAAACGGTTATAAAACCTAATTCTCACGAGGAACTAAAAGTATACGAAGAGCTTATGAGAAAGAATCCTGAAGAAATAGATAAGCTAAAAAGTCAAATCGAAAAGTAAAAACTGGGAGCGAGTTATGAAAGATTTAGGCAACTATGTATGTGATGGACAGATGGATATATTTGATTTCTTGCAGCAGGATGAACCTGAGGTAACAGAATCTGTTAGTCCTGAAGAAGAATACAAAGAATCTGTTAGTGAGAAGTACCCAAATTGCTCAGAAGCAGAAATTAAATATATATTGCCAATATTAAGAGTTGATGCTTCAGAGAGTATGCGAGAAGAAATATACAAGATGGTTAAAGCAGGCCAGCCTGATGAAACCATAGTCAACGGATTAAAGCACTACTACAGGCCCTGGCGAAGAGAGAAAAACAAAGATGATAACGAGCATGTATTTAATTTTCCGAGTGATATGAAATATCATGCTGTAATCACTTATCCAGCAGGAATGGAATTGAGAAGATTGCCTGGTAAAACAGAAGGATGCTGTGTAAATACATGGGGACATACTCTTTTATTGATTAAAGACATGATTGCAGCAGGTGATTATGTGGATGTACCAGAAATTGAAACACATCCAACACTTATACGTGGATATACTTGTCAATATGATCATACATGCTGGTGTAATAGATATGGGAACGATTTGTCAATGGAAGAATATAAAGCAGATTTAATAAAGGGATATAGTTGTGCAGGATGTTGTCATAACTGCAAAGAAGCACCAATGTATAACGGTAAATGTAAATGGGATTGTAGGTTAAAAAAGCATGAAGAGAAAATGTAGTAGGTGCCATGAATGTAAAGACGAATCACAATTTAGATTTATGGCAAAACAAAACAGATACAACAGCTACTGCAGAAATTGTGAGCGTATCTATAGCAGAGAATATAAAGCGTTCAGAAGGGGCAAGGTATGAATAGAACACCAGTAAGAAGAAAGACAGTAATATCAAAGCAAATGGCCAGAATGTTACAAAAGGCTGAAGCTGAGATAGTGACAGAAGGAAGTAGACAACTAGATATTCAGATATGCTCTTGTGGTATAGCCTTATGGAGATACTGGGGCTGGAAGCAAGACAGGTTATCAAAGCTTTATTATATTCAGCAAGAAATCTGGGATGAAGTAGGAGCTGATAACAACATATCAATGCTGCAGCTTCTGGATGAAGAATGTAATATAGAGCTTACTAACCATGAAGGGGTAAGCTATAAAGAGTTTAAATTTCTAAATGTTTCGATTGACGATGGACATGCTCTATCTCCACAGGAATGGATCATAATGCGCCAAAAGCAAAAACAATGGATTGAATGTCAAATTATGGCTTGTGTATTCTTAGGCATGCACAGAAAAGAAGGCTGGGGACCTAAGAGAATCAAAGAGCTTATGGACAGGATGCAGCAGGTGAAAGAAGAGTTTGACTATGATAACAAAAAGCTTATCCAGGCATTCTTAGACGAGTGTGATTATGACTGGCTAGGGCAAAGGGAAGGTGTATTCGAAAATGAAAAGTCTTGATGTAATGTACAGCTCGAAATCTGATGAATGGAGTACACCGCAAAAATTTTTTGATGAAATAAACAGTGAGTTTAATTTTGACCTGGATGCAGCAGCATCTGAATTAAACCATAAATGCAGCAGGTATTTTACAGCTGCTGATGATGGTCTTTCCCAAAAATGGGGGGGTGTAGAGTATTTTGCAATCCACCATATTCACAGATTGATAAATGGGTTGCAAAAGCATTCTATGAAACCAAACAAGAAAATACACTTGTAGTATTACTTATACCAAGCAGAACAGACACTAGATATTTTCACAATTATATCTATGGGAGAGCTGAAATCAGGTTTATTAAGGGCAGACTTAAGTTTGGCGAAGGAAAGAACAGTGCACCTTTTCCAAGTATGCTTGTAATATTTAGAGGTCCAGGAGCTTAAGCAAAAAGTGGGAGAACGAAAATGAAAGAAGTATTGCTAGTATTACTGGGAGCAGCAGTAGCATATATATGTTTTGTTGCTCCTGATGATGAAGAAGATGAAAGGTGAGAGAAATGAATAATAGACTTAAAACAACAGGCATAGTATGCATCGCAGTTTCCATGGTGATACTTATAGTTAATCTGTTTTATGGAAATGAATTTATTGCAGTAGTAGGATTTGATGTTGCAGCAGTAGGATATATTTTAATTTCATTAGGCAAGACTAAAGAAATAAATAAGCGTAGAAATGAAAAATATATTTTAGATTATGAAATATCCGAGCTTATATATTCATATCGTCAAATGGGAAGATATATAAAGGACAAAAACATCCCTGAATTAGAAGATATACAAACAAGAATAGAAAATGAGCTTAATGATATTGCAATCAGAGTAAAAAACAGAGAAGAATGGATAAACAAGAAAGGAATTTAAAGAAATGGAAAATGTATTTGAAAGTATGATTAACACAATGGAGCTTATGGGAGCAGACACAGAAAGTGTATCTGTGACTGTAAATGTTAAAGGTAATCCATATTGGATTCACATTGACATTCACAAACTTGAAAAAGAGGGAGAAGACGAAGCAAATGAATAAAGAGTTAAAAGAGCTGCAAGATTTCTTAAATTCAGCTAATGGTGAGATAACAATAACAATAAATGGTATGATACCACATGTGCAAGGCAACATGAATGAGTCAGGATTTATACTTGCAACATTTTCTTTAATGAAAATGATTGAGCAAACACAAAATCATGATATGAAAGAAGTCATGGAGATGTTAATTAATCTGAATGATTTGTTAGGATATCATATTGAAGGCAGAGTATACGGAGAGGATTTATAATATGGCAATAATTGATATTGAAGGACTTGATAAGGCAGAAGTATTACATGCTCTATATCACCGATCACATGTACAAGGTTTGGGAATATTACAGGCAATTCCCGAATATACAGTAGAAGATGCAAGAAGGGATATAGATGAGCAACCAGGTTATTACTTCGACTATCTTCACGGAAGAGTCTTAAAAGTAGATTTAAGCAAAGACTCTTTTGATAGCTGGCTATATGACAGAGATTGTGGCGAAGGTGCAGCAGAGGAAGCTATTAATAAATTAAGGGGGAATACAAAATGAAAAAAGATATTATGGGACCAATAGCTATGTTTGAAAAAGTATACAACAATAAGGCGGATAAGGATAGTACATATCCTGATTCAGATACATTACGTTTTTATATTGCCTTATCAGGTTTTCTTTATCGTATTTTTGTTAAGGAAAAGGGAAGCAAAATTAAAGCTGAAAATGATCTCGAAAGAGATATTGAAATTATGAAGGCAGTTGCAGAGAGAATAAATAAGCATCCAATTATTTGGAAATTATTCTTTATGATTTAATTTATAGGTGATTATATGAATGAAATGAAAGCTGAAGCAATTAAGCGCATGCAGCAGCTGAAGCTAGATGAAGATGTAATTCGAGCATTTAAGGATAATGATATCCTTAAGTGCTCAGAGTATGGAAAGCTTATAGATGTACCTGAAGATGTACTTAAAGAGCTTAGAGCCTGGGAGAATAAATATCATAACCTGGTATATCATGTGATCCATTCTGGCATATATGGAATAGAGACATATAATTGTCTCTCCGTGTCATGCTATCCTGAAGACTGGGACTATGAGAACATGCGACTTAATGAAGGGTGGCCTATGTGCTATTCAATTAATAAGACTATTCCAGACTTCACCGAGTCTGGAACAATAAAAGTAGAACATGATAAAGGGAGTTTAATGCGAATAGGATGAATGAACAAACTAAAGAAACAGCTGAAGAAAAAAAGCACAGATTCTATGAATGGTTAAATTTAGTAGTTAAAGATATACAAGAATCTTGTAACCAGTTTAATACACCAATGGTATCTCTGGGTGCTGGTATCGCAATTGGAGTAATAATAAAACATATTGATGAATTAATAAAAAGCGAGGATTAAATGAAACTTAAAATATTAAGTATAAGAATTGAGATTGCATATAGACTTGCTAAATTCACTACTAGACTTGCCGAGTGGTTTTGTGACAAGCACAATGAATTATTTAATGAATTTGAACAAGAGATAAAAGGGGAAATAAATGGTTGATTGGAATGCAGAATATGCTATTGAGAGCATACAAAGAAAACTATGCGAGCAAAGGCCATTAACGGAAAATGAAATACACATGGTTGTATCTGCTTTAAGAAAGCAACACGATTATACGCAGAAACCATATTATGAAGTTGTTTATCATGATGAATATGATAGGCAAGAAAAAAGAATAATGAATCCTATCTCACATACTGTCGGTATTGGTCCAGGAGAGCAGTACTTGATTGTAAGTGATGGTTTTGAATTACATTTCAATAGAATTGTAGAAAGAAATCGAGATAACGAAAATGAGTAATGTTGATGATACCATTGGAACAAATAGCAAAGGATTTAAAGCAGATTTTAGATTAAAAGGGATTTGAAATGACTAAGGAAGAATTAAGAGAGCATTGTAAAAAGCAAGTTAAGGCTTGTGAAATGTGGGCTGAAAATAGAGGGCAAGAGCCAAGCGGTAAAGTGTACGAAGAACACAAGTTGATACTTGAATTATTAGAAGAAAATGAGGACTTTCAAAATTATATTAATAAGGCTAATCATACAAATTCACAACTAATTCAGCTTATCGAAAAGCATAAAATGAACAGAGATACTTGTGATGATTGCGTGAGTATAGCAGAATTAGAAAAATGGTTAGACCTAAACTTTAGTTTTGGCGGTGCTTGTAGAAAACTAGAACTATTTGAGCGACTAGAAAAGGAATTGCCAAGAGTTACACCTACATTCCCGAAAGGTGCAACTAATGGGGATATGATAAAGGCTATGTTTCCAAATGGTGAGTATGGGACTAACGGTAATTTTGTTCATGTGTATATTTCATATTTTGCCATTATTCAGACCATGACATTTGATTTATCTTGGTGGAACGCACCATATAAGCGAGGATTTGAGAAAACTTATGAATTAGTAGGAGAGAGTAAGGAAACAGAATAAATTTATATTGCAGCAGTATAAGGGGGAATTATATGAAAGCAAAAATATGTGACAGATGTGGTGAATATTATCCAATAGACAAGGATGTACATGTTAAGGTTCAAAAAATAAGTTACGCAGTATCAAACAGATATACTAAGGGTATAGATCTATGTGATAGATGTCAGCTGGACCTAATAGATTGGCTAGAAAAATACAAAAAAGAATGACACTATTGCAGCAGGGGGAAGAAGTTATGGGAACAAAACCTAAGTATGTTTGTAATTGTCCTTTTTACCTAGGGGAAGGAAAAAAAGGCATCTGGTGTGAAGGGGTAGATGGATCAAAGAAGCTTATAATGGAATTTAAGACAGAAAGCCAAAAAGATAACTACATCAGGAAACATTGTTCTAATTGTTATCCTGAGAATTGCAATATTTATAAATTGATTATGGAAAATTACAATGAAGCCTAATATATGGCTTCATTTTTATATTTTGCAAATTGTTCACAGAAAAGGTATTTACAAATGTATATACAAATGCTATTACAATATCAAGCAAGGGAGATAAAAGAAAGGAGTACATTATGACAGTTAAGGAATTAATCAAAGAGCAATATAATGATAACATCGCAAATTTTGAGGTTTACGCTTTCGTTGGAAAAGTTCACAAAATCCATGGTGATTTCATTACAAATATTGATGAAGTATTTTCTGAAGAAAAGTACCAGGATTGTGAAGTAGAAAGCTGGGAAATTATGGATCAAGAAAGATATAATGATTCTATTCTTGCTAATTCAAGCGAAACTGCTGATTTTGAAATGTTTTATGATGACAAAGATGCAAAGGTTCTTGTTATTATAATCGGTGAAGAATTTTGGAGCAATTAAAAGAAAGGCAGTTGCATGAAAACTGAAAATATTATTATAAGAGTTTCAGAGCTGGAAAAGCAAAAGATAAAAGCTGAAGCCGAAAAGCAACAAATGAGCATGAGCGAATATCTTTTATACCTTTTCAGGAAAGAACCAAAAAACTAAATAATGAATTATAAAAAGCAGTGATCTATATGGTCACTGCTTTTTTATACCCAAAGGGGGGGACATCAAAAATTTTGTTGTGTTAGTTTGAAGTTGTAATTAGACACTTCGGATAGACGATGAGGGCTATAAGCCCTGACACTTCGGAAAAGTACGATGATAAGAAGGTGATTAACTATGGCAAGAGGTAATAAGAATGAATCGGACAAAGCTAAGAAACCAGGCAACACACAATCAAATTCAAAGAGAGTCAACAAAACTAAAAAGAAGCCAGATGCAGCAGTCGAAAAGAAATCAAAGGATGCAGCAGTACAAAAGAAAATAAATGGTCCAGCAAAAGCAAAGCTAGAACGTATTGCTAAATGGGAATCTCCTGAGAATCTTATATTGTTGGAAGGATGGGCTAGAGAAGGACTAAGCATAGAGCAAATTGCTTTTAACATGGGGTTCAAAGCTAAGTCTACTTTGTATGACTACATGAAATCTTCTTCGGCCATTTCAAACGCATTAAAAAAAGGGAAGGAAGTAACAGATTATTGCGTTGAGAATGCGCTTTTTGAAGCAGCTATGGCAGGTAATGTTACAGCTCAAATATTCTGGCTTAAGTGTAGACAACCTGAGAAGTGGAGAGAAAGAAACGAGCTTAAGGTTGAAGCTGATGTAGAACAAAATGGTGGTGTAATAATGCTTGCGCCTAGATTGGAAGAAGAAGATGGCTAATATTACCTGGAAACCACAACCTAAGCAAATTGAATTTATGGAGCGCACTGAGTTTGAAGTGCTTTATGGTGGTGCTGCTGGTGGCGGTAAGTCTGATGCACTACTTGTTGAAGTATTAAGACAGGTAGACATTCCACACTATAGAGCTATCATCTTTCGTGCTACAGCGGTACAGCTAGAAGCTTTAATCTCTAGGTCCATGGAGCTATACAAGGCAGCCTTCCCGAAAGCCGTGTATAACCAGACAGACAAAGTATGGAAGTTTCCTTCAGGAGCTAAGATATTCTTCGGTTATATGGAAGCTGATAAGGATAAATACAAGTATCAAGGTAGATCATACGATGTTATCTGTTTTGACGAATTGACGCACTTTACCTTTGAAATGTATCAATATCTTAAGTCTAGATGTAGACCAACAGGTAAAACAAATGGTAGAAAGACTATCCAGTACATAAGAAGCACATGCAACCCTGACGGTAAAGGCATGGGCTGGGTAAAAGAAAGATTTATTACACCAGCACCACCTAAAACCAGGATGTATGAAGAGGTACGAGTCCAAACACCTGATGGTGAATGGATAGAAATGACTAGAGATAGAATCTTTATTCCTTCAACCGTCTTTGATAACAAAGAGCTTCTCGAACAAGACCCAGGCTATCTTGCAACACTTGCTTCCCTTCCAGAAGCTGAAAGAAATGCACTTTTGTACGGTAGCTGGGATAGCTTCACAGGACAGGTATTTACTGAATGGAAGAACGATAGCGCACACTACAAAGATAGAAAGTGGACACATGTAATAGAGCCTTTTGATATTCCTTATGAATGGAAGATTATGAGGTCCTTTGATTTTGGTTATGCAAAGCCTTTTTCTGTGGGATGGAATGCTGTTGACTTCCAAGGACGAATGTATCGTATTGCTGAATGGTATGGATGTAATGGCACAGCTAACCACGGCCTTATGATAGACCCTACAGAGATTGCAAGAGGTATAAGGGAGATAGAAGCAAATAATGAAATCTTAAAGGGTAGAAAGATTATAGATTGTGTAGCAGACCCTTCAATCTTTGATGAATCAAGGGGCGAATCTATAGCAAGGATGATGGAGCGAGAGTTTTGTTATTGGCATGGTGGAGATAATACAAGACTTGCTGGTAAGATGCAATTCCATTATAGGCTTGCTTTTGACAAGTTTGGTGATCCAATGTTTCAAGTATTCAATACCTGCAGAGACTTCATTCGTTGCATACCACTATTAATTTATTCAGACAAGCATCCTGAAGATATAGATACAGATATGGAAGACCACAATTATGATGAACAACGTTATGCATTTATGGAGCATCCAATAGCTCCAAGGCCTAATGTTCTTCAGAAGATAGATCAAAATGATCCATTAAATCAAAGAACACCAAGTAGACACTATAACATGTAAAGGAGAAGTAGTATGAATTTACAATTATTAGCACGAAAAGATGAACTAGAGAGCCAAATGCAGCAGATGCAAGTGCAACAGGAAGCTATGGCTGATATCAATGCTCTTAATCAGCAGACAAGAGTATTAGAGCAGGAATCAATTAATAAGTCACATGATCCTGAGCTATCTGCTTATGCTGGTGTAACAACAACAGGAATAATCGGCACAAAAGAAGTAAGAGAAGCTTATGAGACTTTTCAAAAGTATCGTGAGAAGAAAAAAGAGCTTGAAAAGAAATATGAAGATTGCGAGAAATACTGGCAAATGCAGCACTGGGACTTAATTAATGGTTCTGCAGAGTCTACAAGAATTAAGCCTAAGAGTGCCTGGCTTGTTAATACAATCCTTAATAAGCATGCAGATGCTATGGATAATTACCCAGAGCCAAATGTGCTACCAAGAGCTAGGGATGATGAAGAAGTTGCTAAGGCATTATCTAAGATTATACCAGTAGTGCTAGAGCAGAACGAATATCAGAAGACCTACAGTGAATGTATGTGGGATAAGAATAAGTTTGGAACATCTGTAACTGGTATTTTTTGGAACAACGACAAAAATAATGGACTAGGTGATATAGATATCAAATGCATTGATGTAATGAGTATCTTCTGGAAGCCAGGTATTAAGGATATTCAAGATAGTCCAAACGTATTTGTAGTTTCATACATGGATGAAGAGGAAATAAAGGCTAGATATCCTGGAATAGATGTAAATGCTGGAAATGCTGATGATGTATTCCACTTTGTTAATTATGGCAAGGATATTGATGATACGGAGCAGGTAGCAGTATTTGACTGGTACTATAAGCGCAGAATCAAGACTGTTAATGCGCAAGGCATTCCTGGTATTAAGACTGTAGTGCATTACGTGAAGTTCTGTAATGAGCAGGTACTTTATGCAACAGAAAATGATCCTAACTATGAGCAGACAGGCTGGCTTGCACACGGCCAATATCCTTTCGTCTTTGATGTGCTGTTTCCAGTTAAAGCAGATGTATGCGGTATGGGATATATAGATTTAATTTCAGATGATCAGAAATTTATTGATATCATGCAGCGAAATATCCTTGAAAATTCAAATTGGAATGCAAGAGCTAGGTCCATTGTAAATACTTCTGCAGGTTTAAATGAACAAGAATACAACGATCCCGAAAATTCTATTATCCATTGTGATGGACACCTGGATGAAAACACCTTTAAGCCAGTTCCAGTGCAGCCACTTGCACCGATTTATGAGAATGTACTTCTTGAAAAGATACAGGAAATGAAGGACACATCTGGTAACACTGCAGCTTCACAAGGACAAAATTCAAATGTAACTACAGCAAGTGGTATTGCATCCTTACAGGAAGCAGCTGGAAAGCTATCTAGAGATGCATCACAAGAAAGCTATGGAGCATTTAAAAAGATTTGCTACCAGGTAATAGAGCTTATAAGACAATTTTACACTGAAACTAGATGCTTTAGGATTACTGGTGAAGATGGACAACCTGAGTTTGTAGAGTTTGATAATTCAGCATTAAGACCACAAGACCAGGGAAGTTTAGTGCTTCCTAATGGTACTGTCCTTAATTTAGGGCAGCGTGAGCCAATACTTGATATTGAGGTTAAGCCACAGAAGAAGAGTGCATACTCAAAAGAATCACAGAATCAGACAGCAATTAATCTGTATCAGATGGGATTTTTTGCACCTAACAATGGTGATAGCGCACTTGCATGCTTAGAGATGATGGATTTTGATGGCCTTGACAAGATTAAAGAGAATGTAAGAAATAATGCTATCCTCTACCAGCAGGTAATGCAGCTTACACAAGCATTAATTACTTTTGCACCAGAAGCTGCAGCACAGCTTGGTGTAGTGCCACCTGAAATGCAGCAAGCATTAAATCAGCCAACAGGTAAGGCTACATCAAGTGGAAATACAAGAGGATCACTATCAGCACAAGCTGCTAATGCAACAAGAGAATCTACAACAGTAAGGAGCTAAGACATGATTGATATTTATTTAACTGAAAAAAATATAAGATACGGTATTAAGGCTGTAGGCCATGCAGATTATGCACCTAAAGGACAGGATATTGTATGTGCTGCAGTATCAACATTAATTCAAGCCTATGGAAATTACATAGATACATTAGCAGAGTATGACAAGGTAAGAGCTGTTGAAGTAAAGCTTGATGATGGTGATATCAATATTGATGCAGTTGATATTAAGCATAACATAAAGCACATGTATCGAATGGTAATGAGTGGATTATGTGATCTTGCAGCCATGTACCCTGATAATATTCAGATGCATTTTAACGAATAAAAAAAATTAAAAAAAAATACCCCAAAGGGGGGGACATTATTTTTTTAAATGATTTATTTTGAATTTAGCAACAAGCAAATTCATGCTTTTTGCGATTTTATACCACATTTTTTTCGCTTAAAGCGAATGACACTTCGGAAAGGAACGATGAGAACATGAAACACAAATTTAATCTGCAGCTTCTTGCTGATGGTGGTGGAGCTAGTACAGGCGCAAGTACAAGCGAAGGCACAGGCGAGAGTAGTGGAGCTGTAACTGGTGGAATAGGGGATGTCCCAGGATCCCAGGGCGAGGAAGATTTATCAAACATTGAGTTTGGTGTATCAATGCAGTCTCAGGAAGTAGCCCAGCCTGAAGCAAAGGGAGAAAATACCACAAAAACTCCTACAGAAGCAGAATTGCAGCACACCTTTGATGAAATGATTAAAAAGGGTGGACAGTGGCACGATCAGTTCGATAAGCGCACACAGGATATCCTTAACAAGCGTTTCAAAGAGACTAAGAAGCTTGAAAAAACACTTGAAAGCCACAATGAAATCTTAGGAGTACTTGCTGCAAAGTATGGCTTAGATGCTAGTGACAGTGAAGGAATACTTAAGGCTGTTAATGATGATGATAGCTTATTTGAAGCTGCAGCCTTTGAGCAAGGCCTAACAACTGAACAGTATCGTAATAAGCTAAAACTTGAACAGGAAAATAAAGCTCTAAAGGCAGCACAGGAAGAAGCAGCAAGAAATACTAATGCTGAACAAATCTATGCTGGATGGCTTAAGGATGCAGATGCTGTATCTAAGAAGTACGGTGTAGACATTGACCTTGCTGCAGAGATTGAAAATCCTGATTTCACTAATTTGCTTTCAAATGGGATAAGCTTTGAAGCTGCATTCAAGACGGTTCACTTCGATGATATTGTCAATGGTGCTATGGCTACAACGGCAAGTCAGGTGGAGAAGGCAATAGTCAACAATATCACTAGTAGACAGGCAAGGCCTGCTGAAAATGGTACACAATCTGCTTCTGGAAAAATATTCAAATCGGATGCAAGCCAGCTAACAGATGCTGAGCTTGATGAGTGTATTAGAAGAGTTGCGAGGGGAGCGCAAATTAGCTTCGGTTAATACAAAACTTCCCTTGTAGCGGAAAGGGAAAAGATATGAATAAGAACAGAAGATTAATCAATCTGCAGCTTATGTCGCAGAACATGAATGCTACAACAAGTTCAGGACTTTCTCCTGAGAACAAGACCTTTTATGATAAGGTTCTTTTAAGAGATGCTAAGCCAAACCTGGTACATGACCAGTTTGCACAGAAGAGAAACATTCCAAAGAACGGTGGTAAAACAATCGAATTTAGAAAGTTTGCTTCTCTTCCAAAAGCACTTACACCTTTAACAGAAGGTGTTACACCAGATGGAAGCTTGCTTGATGTAACAGCAATCACTGCTACAGTATCACAGTACGGTGATTATGTACGCATCACAGATGTAGTTAAGCTTACAACAATTGATAATGTACTTGTTGAGTCAGTATCAATGCTTGGTGAGCAGGCAGGTAGAACACTTGATACAATCACAAGAGATGCTATGGCTGCAGGTACTAATGTAATTTTTGCTGGTGGTAGATCATCAAGAGCTACACTTACAACAAGTGATAAGCTTACTGTACAGCTTATTAAGAAGGCTGCTACACAGCTTAAGAGACACAACACACCTACAATTGATGGAAGCTATGTTGGTATTGTACATCCTGATGTAGCTTATGATCTTATGAACGATTCAGAGTTCATCGAGTGGCACAAGTATGCTAGACCTGATGAATTATATCAGGGCGAAATCGGAAAGATTGCTGGTGTACGTTTTGTTGAGTCTACAGAAGCTAAGATCTGGAATGATAATACATGTCCAGTTAAGACAGCAGCTGTACCTGCAGGTGATGATACTGAAGCAGTAGATGCAACATACTACTCAGTATTTTCTACTGTAATCGTAGGTAAGAATGCGTATGCTACAACAGATGTTGAAGGTGGCGGTCTCCAGACAATCATCAAAGGCCTTGGTGAAGGTGAGGATCCACTTAACCAGAGATGTACAGCTGGTTGGAAGGCAATTAAGACAGCTAAGATTCTTAATAACTCATTTATGGTTAGAATTGAATCACTTTCAGAGTTCTCTGATAAGGAAGCTGCTAATTAATATTTTATGGGGAAGTGTAAAAGCTTCCCCTGAAAGGTGGTAAATAATATGGCAAAGAAAGACGATAAGGCTTTACAGGAAGCTGTCTTTACTGAAGAGACAAAACCTGAAGAAAAAAAGCCTACAGCACCAGATCCAGAGGAACTAGTTACACTAGAGATTCCTATTCGAGAAAACGAAGAGGATGACTGGTTCTGTGCGATTAATGGTGAAACATTCCAGATACAGCGTGGTGTTGCTGTTAAGGTCCCACGTAAGGTTAAAGAAGTTTATGATAATGAGAAGCGTATGAATGAAGAGTCTATCCGAAGAAGCAGAGCTTTGCAGGAAAAACTTATGAATAAAGAGCGAAATTTAGCTTTTCACTAAACATAGGTTGTTATAATTCCCCCTAATGATATAAAAACATTATTGAATAAGGGCAGCACTCATAGTGGTGCTGCCCTTATTTCAGTAGAAAGGAGTTTTTTATGCGCATATCTGATGTACTTGCTAGAGTTGATGAATTAAAGCCATCACAGTTTGATGATAACACTAAAATTGACTGGTTATCTGAACTGGATGGAAGAATCTTTAATACTGTTATTATGACTCATGTTCATGAATTAATCAAGCAAACAGTAGTTGATGAGGAAACAGGTGAAGAGACAGAGGTTGAAGTTGAGCCTACATTTAAGCCTTATAGCTCAGAAAATGAAGAGCTTTTGCTTGATGATATTTATGCTGATGTATATAGGCACTGGCTATATGCCATGATGGATTATGCCAACGGTGAAACTGAAAGATATCAAAACTCAATGATTATGTTTAACTCAAAGTTTCAGGAGTATAAAGACTGGTATAATTCGACACATTTACCAATTCAGCACCCAAAGAAATTCATATAAGGAGATAGACTATGCTTCCAGATATGATTGTAAATAAAAATAATAGAGAAAAGGTGACTGTTGTTAATTCATTTCTTGGAATTAATAAAGGTCTTCATATAGGGGAAAATGAGTTTGAGGACATGAAAAACATGACTAATGACTATTTTCCAGTATTTGCAAACAGAAAACCCAGAGGTTATGTTGGACATCTAACATATCCCCAGGGTATTTGTGGTGGAGATAAGCTTGCTTATGTAGACAATAACGTACTTTTTTACGATGGTGAAGAGGTACTTGATTTAGATCCACTTGATATACAAAGACAGTTAGTGCGCATGAATGCGTATATATGCGTATTTCCAGATGGAATTATCTATAACACGATTGATAACACATCAAATAGAATTGAAAATGAAGTAACTGTAACATCACTTACCATGACAATGGCAAAGCTAGATGGTACAGCTTTAAGTACATATACAGGAACTACAGCTCCTTCAGACAATACAAAGCTATGGATTGATACTTCAACTGACCCAGTTGTAATGAAGATGTATTCATCTAATTACTCAATGTGGACATCAGTAGGCACTACTTACGTGAAGCTTGCAGCAACAGGAATAGGAGAAGGCTTTAAAGATTATGATTCTGTTAAGCTATCTGGAATCCCAGTTAAAGGCTATAATGACTTTGATTTTAACGATACTATGGTGGTTTATAAAGCAGATGATGATTATTTAATCGTTGCAGGCCTTATTGATAAAGTGTACACACTTCCAGAGCAGGGGCAGACACTTGAAGTTAAGGTTAAAAGAGAGCTTCCTAAGATGGATTATATCTGTGAGCTTAATAATAGATTGTGGGGCTGCAGATACGGAGAAAACAATAACGGTGATTTCGTAAATGAAATCTATGCTTCAAAGCTGGGAGATCCTACAAACTGGTTTAATTATGTGGGCCTAGATTCAGATTCTTATGCTGCAAGCTGCGGTAGCCAGGGAGAATTTACTGGTATTGCAGCTTATTCAGGTTATGTTTTCTTTTTCAAAGAAGACGGATTCCACAAATTATATGGCACTAAGCCATCTAACTTTCAGATGATATATAGGCCTTGCAGGGGAGTTGCTAAGGGTTCTTCTAAATCTATATCTGTTGTTAATGAGGTACTTATATTCAAGTCTAGAGATTCAGTTGTAGCTTATGATGGTTCAGAAAACACCATTGATACAAAGCTTGGAACAGAGCCATATTATGATGCTGTAGCTTGCGGATATCGAAATAAATACTATATCTCAATGCGAGATGCTGATTATAAGTATCACATGTATGTATATGATATTACTAAGGGTACTTGGGTAATAGAAGATGATATCCAGGCTCTTTATATGACCTATGCAAACAATGCAACCTACGTAATAGATACTAAAGGTGAGCTATGGTGCGTAAACAATGAAGCCATAAAGACTACAATCTTTCCTTCAGATGATTTATTTCCTTCAGACGATTTATATCCAGGACAAATTGTAAATGGAAGGCTTGAAGGTGTAATCGAATGGAGCTTCACTACTGGGGACCTTGGCCTTGATAATCCATACAAGAAATACATAAAGAGATTTAATATCAGAATGCAGCAGGATGCTAATTCTTGTGTGAAGATTGAGGTCGAATATGATTCATCTGGACTGTGGGAGTACGTGACAGAGCACTACGCAGAAAGAAAGAAATCTTACGAAATCCCGATATCGGTAAAACGTGCAGATCACATCAAGCTTAGACTATCAGGCTGGGGAGACTTTAGATTATTTAATATTGCAAAAGCTGTTGAAGGTGGCAGCGGAGAGGACGAGTAAATGGATAGATTTGATTATATTGCAATTTCAAATGATAAAACACCACAGGAAAACATAAGGATAATTAAGTCATATCTTGATGAATTGGCAGATAGCCTTAATATGTTAGCCCAACAAATAGAAGATGATAAGAAAGGAGTGAAAAAGTAATGGCATTCAAATCTACTAAATCAAAAGATTATGTAAAGCAGATTAATAGCTTAGAAAAGCCCACCTACGAGAGCCAGTATGGTGGAATGATTAATGATACTCTAAATAAGATTATTAATAAGCAGCCTTTTAGCTATGATTTTAACGGAGATCCGCTTTATCAGAATTATAAGGACCAGTATGTGAAGCTAGGCAAGGAAGCAGCTATGAATGCAACAGCATCAGTAGCTGGTCTTACTGGTGGCTATGGCAATTCTTATGGTGCAACAGCTGCATCACAAGCAAACCAGCAATATCTTACGAAGCTAAATGATATCATTCCAGAGCTTTACGATGCAGCACTCAATAAGTATCAGATGGAAGTTGATAATAAC